AAACCCTCTAAGTATCAGGGTAAGATGTATGTTTTCTCTCACGATAAAGAGGTCAATCAGTGGGGCACACTGAGCAACATTTATCTGGGTTGGATCACCTCCAATGAGACTAATCTGAGTGAGGTTGCATTCATTCAGCGAGTGCAATCCGTCGCCGCTGATCCTTACGCTGCCGCTAAACTCTACGGGCAGAATACTGGTTCCTGTTCGTGTTGCGGTCGTGAGTTAACTAATTCCCTCTCAATTGAGTTGGGAATCGGTCCTATTTGTAGGGAGAAGTTCGGACTCTAAGTTATACGTTCGTGGGCGGCAGTTGTTTATACTCTGCCGCCCCAATCACGAACGATTAGGATACTTTATTCATTCGTGTTTGACAGTTAAGCGATCCTTATGGGTGGATCGGGGGGCGCGATATAAAAACGCAACACTACCCTAACCTACAAAGTGTTACCCAAGCGTGTCTTTTATTTCACTCATAAGAAAAAAAATCCGCCCAGTATAAAAAATGACATAACCTTCATATATAAAAATCGAAACATATATTGAAAAAATGAAAAAAAATTCCTCAGAAAATTTTAGGCCCCTAGAAGTTGATCCAATTAGTGGGGAATATTATGTTACAATACCTGAGTGGATTGTAAATGATCTTGCATGGTATGAAGATACTGAAATAGAATTTACAATTGATGGAAAAGAAATTATACTTTCAGAGAGGGAAGATGACTGAAACATTCTATCACATATACTTAAAAGAAAAGTGCATATACCATTCATTAACTGAAGATGAATTTAATTCTACTTGGAAGGTAATCTCAGATTTTCTTTCAATCGTAGATGAGCATAAAAAGACACAACTTTCATATGAGAAGGTAATCCTTTCAAAAGAGATTATATTAAACTCTTCCCATTGACAAAACACTATATACTTGGTATGATACTGAAGTAACTACTTTCAATTATGGCAAAAGGATTTACTGTAAAAGCAAAAGCGCCGGAGAAAACAGAACCAGAATGGGACTATGATCTGGCAAAAGAAATGATAAAGGGGAAATCAGTAGTTTTCTGTTTACCTGGAAGAGGAGTTTCTTATACTTACCTCAAAAATTTTGTTCAACTTTGTTTTGATATTGTTCAGTCTGGGGGAAGTATTCAAATCTCGCAGGACTATTCATCGATGGTAAACTTTGCAAGATGCAAATGTTTAGGTGCGAATGTACTGCGTGGACCTGATCAAATTCCCTGGAACGGAAAGTTAAATTATGATTGGCAACTTTGGATTGACTCAGATATTGTCTTTACAACTGAAAAATTCTGGCAATTAATTTTACTTGATAAAGATATTGCATCTGGATGGTATTGCACAGAAGATGGCAGAACAACCTCAGTTGCTCACTGGATGGAAGAAGACGACTTTAGAAATAATGGAGGAGTCATGAATCATGAAACTCTTGAAAGTATTTCAAAGCGTCGCAAGCCTTTCACCGTTGACTATGCAGGATTCGGATGGATTCTAATTAAAAATGGCGTATTTGAACATCCAGAAATGAAGTATCCGTGGTTTGCCCCAAAAATGCAAGTCTTTGAATCTGGAGAAGTTCAGGATATGTGTGGAGAAGATGTATCATTCTGTTTGGATGCAAAGGAAGCAGGATTTGAAATTTGGTGCGACCCACGTATTAGAGTCGGTCACGAAAAAACAAGAATTATTTGATGTCTAACGAATATTACAATATTCTTTGCAAGGGTCGTAAAATATATACTAACCTTACAGAAGAAGAATACTTAGATGTAATGATAGACCTGTCTCAGGATTTTTATGAGACAGGTTCTCCAAAACCTGAAGATCTTGAAACTGAAATTGTATTGAGGAATTAAACATGGCAAAAGGTGGATCATTTAAAAACAATTCTTATATTCCCGGACCTCCCAAAAAGTCTCGCCAAGGCAAGGGTGCAGGAACTAAATATGCTGCTTCTTCTCGAAATGGTGCAAAAAAGAAATATAGGGGACAAGGAAAATAATATTATTTTTTGGAGTCGGAACATTCCGACTTTTTTATTATCCAAAATAAATAATTTTTTACATAAAAATGAATTGGAACACTTTTCAATGGGAAAACATCTGCTCTTAGAAGTCTATGATGTTGATTTTTTATTACTCAATGACAGTAATACCCTTCAAAATATCATGATTAGGGGTATAAATCGTGCAAAAATGACTATTTTGAATGTTTTTTCTCATTGTTTTGTTCCTCAAGGATGTACAATCGTTATTGCTCTTGCAGAAAGTCATGTTTCTTGTCACACATGGCCCGAAAATGGATGTCTTGCTATTGATGTGTACACTTGTGGAGATAAAAATCCCAAATTAATCGCCGTAGAACTCTTAAAATACTTAAATTCTGATAATTATAGTATTAGAGAAATAAATCGTTAAATAAAAATAAGGAGATAGCAACCTCCTTTATAAAAGTTCTGTTTTATTCATTAAAACAGGAGCTAAAATGTCCAATTTACCAGTCGATAGAGACGAAAACTACATGTATAAAATGTGGGGAACAAAATCATTGTCAACTGATTACAATAGTTTAAACAAAAAACCAAAAGTAATTCAAGAAATTATGCATGATGATGTTTCAAAAAGTCAACATTATTTAAAAGAGCAGTCTGAATTGCATCAAAAAATAAGAAATCTGGATGATTATGATGATTGGGAGTATGGTACTGAGCCAAATTATGGTGTTTCTTGGAAATAGAGATAAATAAGTAAAGAATTTGTGTAAATAATGTCAGTTACTAGGATATCTAGATCTTTTAAAGATATTAGTTTATCTTTTGAGCCACATCCCGTAACTAAAGATTTGCCCGTTTTGACCAATCAACGGGCAATTATAAGATCTGTTCGCAATTTAGTTGAAACTATTCCCACTGAAAGATTTTTTAATCCTACAATAGGTTCTAATGTAAGAGAAAGTTTATTTGATTTCGTTGATTATGCAACTGCAGACATAATTAAAGACCAAATTTTTGAAGCGATTACCAACTATGAACCAAGAGTTACAAATATAATTGTACAAGTTGATCCAATCCCAGATTTAAATGAGTTTGAGGTTACTATTACCTTTGATATTATTGGTCAAGACATTCCCACACAGCAATTTTCATTCATATTAGAGGCAACAAGATAAAATGCCTTTCACTAAATTTACAAATCTAGATTTTGATCAAATAAAAACCTCAATCAAAGATTATCTCCGTGCCAACTCATCATTCACGGACTTTGATTTTGAGGGTTCTAATTTTTCTATATTAATTGATACTTTAGCGTATAACACGTATATCACAGCTTTTAACTCAAATATGGTCATAAATGAGTCTTTTTTAGACTCAGCAACCGTTAGAGAAAACGTAGTTTCTCTTGCAAGAAACATCGGTTATGTACCATATTCCAGAAACGCTGCAAGTGCTACAATATCATTTACTGTAAATGTACCTCCAAGCAGTTTTTTAAGCGATAATACGCCAGTTTATACACCAACAGTAACTCTACAAGCAGGACTTGTCTGCACTGGTTCGGTAAGAGGAACATCTTATGTATTTTCTACTCCAGAAAATATTACAGTTCCAGTTATAAATGGTGTGGCAACATTTAGCAATATTATAATCAAAGAAGGAACTTTTCTTACCAAAAAGTTTACTGTTAATGCATCTTTAGATCAAAAATTTATACTTGATAACTCCTTTATTGATACTTCCACAATTAGAGTCTACGTAAAAGGTTCTAGTGATAGTGGATTGGGAATAAAATATTCTTTGGCAGACAATATTTTTAATGTAAATTCAAATTCTCAAATCTTTTTAATTCAGGAAGTACAAGACGAAAAATATCAACTTCTTTTTGGTGATGGATTCTTTGGACAAAAACCAGAAAATGGGGCAATAATTACTAGTAACTACATCATTACAAGTGGAAAAGATGGTAATGGTGTAGAAACATTCTCTTTTGCAGGTTCTTTAAGAGATGCTGACGATGGTAACGTAATACCGCAGAATACAATTACAGTCACTACTAATCAGAGATCTCAAAATGGATCTGATATTGAAACGATAGATTCTATTCGTTATTTTGCTCCTAGATTATATGCATCTCAATACAGAGCAGTAACTGCAGGTGATTATGAGACCATTATCAAGTCTAAAATATATGGCAATGCGGAGTCAATTTCTGTGGTTGGTGGAGAAGAATTAACACCACCACAGTTTGGAACTGTTTTAATTAGCATAAAACCAAAAAATGGTACATTTGTTTCGGATTTTGATAAAGAAAATATACT